TGGAAAACCACTGGCGTTGATTACATTATTTTAAATTATGAACAAGTAGTAAATGACTGGGCAATTATTAAAAGTTTGCCCCAAGGCTTTGTAGTTCTTGACGAAGCTACCGCTATTAAATCTTTTAGGTCTAAGCGCTCTAGATACGTAAAGCGTTTAAACTTTTGCCCCGTTAAGTTTGCTCTTACAGGCACGCCAATTGAAAATGGTAAAGCCGAAGAGCTGTACTCCATTATGGAGTTTGTAGATAAGTCAGTGTTTGGCTCTTACCTAATGTTTGAAAAGAAATACATCAATAAGAATTACATGGGTTGGATTGATGGCTATAAAAATCTAAGTGATCTTTTTAACACTGTTTCTACAGCGTCTATTAGAAAGCGCCAGTCAGACCCAGATGTAGCTCCATACCTTCCAGAAACACTTATGGCTGAGCCAATCCTTGTGCCTTTTGATAAGGCGTCCAAGACTCTTTATAAAGAGATTACTGAGTCCCTTCTAGCGGATCTAAAAGAGGCAGCTAAGTATTTAAATATGGGCATTAATATCTTTGGCTCCTTTATTCCAGACAATGGTCCTATTGATGAGCTCCGTGGAGTGATTATGCCTAAGCTAATTGCCCTGCGAATGCTTTGCTCGCACCCTTATCTAATTACAGTAAGCGGGCAACTGTTTAATGATTCTATAGTTGGCGAACAGGGTTCTAAGTATGCTGGAGAGCTACTAGATAAAGGCTTACTTGCAAAGGTTGCTAAGTCTCCTAAGTTAAGCGTTACCACAGAAATTGTAGGCAATTTTTTAGCAGAAAGCCCAGACAATAAGTGCGTTATATTTACCAGTTTTGTAGGTATGACCGCAATACTAGAAGAAGCTTTAAGCAAGCACGGTGCAATCACTTACACAGGCAGCATGAACGCTAAGGAAAAAGAAGTTGCTAAAGTTAAGTTTCAGACTGATCCCGGTACTCGTATCTTTATTAGTTCTGATGCTGGTGGGTATGGCGTGGATCTGCCTCAGGCTAATTTACTCATTAATTATGACCTTCCGTGGAGCGCCGGCCTTGCTGCTCAAAGGAATGGGCGAATTCAAAGGGCGTCTAGCACCTGGAAAAAGGTAGTAATCCAAGACATTCTTATGGAAGGTTCCATAGAAGAGCGACAAAGGGCCATGTTACAGCAAAAAATATCAGTGGCTAATGCTATAATTGACGGCGAGGGTATAAGTAAAGACAATGACTTGACCCTTACATTGGGTTCACTTAGACAATTCTTACAAGGAGCTTAAAGAATGTCATCACCCATTCGTGCTGTTAGAGTATCCGACGAACTTTGGGATGCAGCCAAGTTGAAAGCTGCAGAGTTAGGGTGTACTATTACAGACGTACTAATCGCAGCTCTTGAAGAGTTCATAGAGCTATAGATAATTTGGAGGGATTATGCCTGAAGTAATTGGTAAGGAATTACCAACGCTAGAGGATTTTGAATCAGGTATGCTAGAGCTAAATAGCGCATACCGTGAGTACGTATACTTGAAGAAGAACATTGATTCTTTAACCAAGCGCCAAGATGAACTCAAGAAGTACCTTATGGGTTTTGTTGAGGATAACGGTCTTGAAGATGACAAGGGCCACAAGTGGTTTGACATGGATGAGATCGAAGGCTACGTAGGTATGCAGAAACAACGCCGTGTAGCACAGAAGATTGATGAAGAAGTTTGCTATGAGATTCTTACATCTAAGGAACTAGCCCCTCGTTGCTACGAGTTGAAGCCTGTACTAGACCAAGCCGAAGTAATGGCATGTTTCTATGACGGTCTTTTGACTGAAGATGATATCGATACTATGTTCCCTAAGACAGTTACAAACGCTTTCGTTTTGAAAAAGAAGTAACTTATGGGTAAGATAAAAACCGCTCTCTTAGAACACTACTGCAGTTACTGCGACAGTTCGTTTGAAGAGATGTTAGACCTACTATCACACTTGAAAGAGATCCATGGAGTCTGAGGATATTATCGACGATTTGATTAAATCGTTAGATGAGTACTATCCTGGGTCTAAGAAGAAACGGCGTCCTGCAAACCCAGAAGTCGAAGCTAAGCGCAGTGCTTACATCGACCCTGAAGCGTGGGACTCAAAGCCGCTAAAGAAGAAGCTTTCTAACGGCAAAGAGATAGAGTTGTTTAGCGCAGGAATGTTTGCTAACGCTCTAGGTCGTCCGTTAGTGACTATACGTCTATGGGAGCGTAGGGGATATATTCCTCGCGCACCATATAGACTAAAGTCGATCATAGTCAAGGGTGAGAAGAAACCCGGCTGGCGCATGTATAGTCGTGCTATGATAGAAAGTGCACTAAAAAGTTTTCAGTCTCGGGGGCTTCTAGAAGCTCCTAGGATTGAATGGGATCAGCAGAAAGAACTTTCGATAGAGATATTCGAAAACTGGACGCGGATCCACAACCAAGAAACCAATAACCAATAACCAATAGCCTAATGGCCTAATGAAAAGAAAGAGGTCCTAACATGGATGCTCGCAACACTGATATATCTTCATACCTCTCTGACGAGGATATGGACTCACTACGTACACCTGCAGATTCTGTTTACGAATCAGAGGATGTATTTGAAAACGAAGACGCTGCTCCTGCAGCTGCTGTAATCAAGGTTGGATGGGGCGAAGCTCGCAAGGCTCAAGCCAAGGCAACCAAAACATATGCAAACGATTTTAAGTTTGACGAAGAAGTACAACTCATCAAGTTTCTCTCTCCAGACCCGATGAGTTTCTCCCAGCACTGGGTACAGCGTCAGGGCAAGAAGTCATTTGTTTGCTTGGGAACTTCTGATTGCCCACTATGTCGTGCAGGTAACAAGGCTGATAGCAAGTTTGCTTTTAGTGTTGTAAACCTGTCTGAAGATGAGCCAACCGTACAGGTTATGGTTGTAGGTCTTCGTCTATGTGGTCAGATCGAAAAGCTAAACAACGATCCTAAGACAGGTCCTATTGACCGCATGTTCTGGGCTGTGAGCAAGTCTGGTGTTGGTACCAAGACTACTTACTCCATCATGATGGTTAAAGATCGCGACCTATCTGACGATTGGGATTTAGAACTGGCGGACGTTAACGCTACTCTCAGCACTCTGAAGCCACTTGGTCCGGATTCAATTCGAATCTCAACCAAGGCTGAGCTTTCAGAGATTGCACGCGAACTCCCAGAAGACTAGCATCCCACGTAGGGAGCCAGACATACCCTCCTCTCATGTCTGGCTCCCTACAACCATTAGGAGAGAAAATGGAACCAAATATTGTTTTGACCTCGGAACAACTCGCTGAAGTTGTAGAGGCATATTCTAAAGTTGACTCGTTTGTATTTGACGTAGAAACTATGGGCGACCATCGTGGAGACCCTCGTCAAAATAGAGTCGTATGGATCTCACTAGCCGTTGACGGTAGATGTGATGTAATACCTATGGGGCATCCCAATGGCAATTACATTCGCACGGATTACCCCCTACTTCCGTCCGCAAATCTTCGACAGGCCAAGGGTCTGTCTTTACGTCCACAGGACTACAGCAAAGACGAGCGCAAAGCTACAAAAGTATTCGAAGAAGCCCCAGAGCAGTTATTTCCTGGGGAAGTGTTCAAAGCACTAAAGCCTATCTTTATGGATGAGAGTATTCTCAAGATAGGCCACAACGTAAAGTTTGATTTGCAGAGCGTTGCAAAGTACGTAGGCGGTCTACCGGCTGCTCCATTTGCTTGCACACTGAATGCAACTTTTATCCTAGATAACCGTAACCGCATCTCACTTGGCCTAGATGATTGCCTGAAGCGTGAGTTCGACTACGACATGGTCAAGGGTGTAGGTAAAGAGATTGAAGCCCACAGCTTTGATGACGTTGCTACCTACGCTGCTCTAGATGCCTATTGGACATGGGAGTTGTGGAAGAAGTTACAGGCACAACTAGCTGAAAACAACCTAGATAAAGTGTTCAAGTTAGAGATGGACGTCCTAGAAGTTATCTGCAATATGGAGCTTACTGGGGCAAACATCGACGTACCGTCTCTTAGTCAACTCAAGGTAGATCTTGAGGCTCAGCTAGAAGAGTGCCGTACTACTATCTACACAGCTGCTAAGTATGTCTTTAACATTAATAGTGTTCAGGAAAAGCAAAAGGTTTTGTACACATCTAAGAAAGATGGTGGCCGAGGAATTCGCCCAAAGGTGTTAACTCCTAACGGTAAGAAGAAAGCAGAGTCTGGAGAGACAACTACCTGCCATGACTACTCTGTAGCCGAGCCTGCTCTACGTGCGTTTGAGGGCAAGGATGCCGTCATTGACGGTCTAATTCAATACTCAGACTTGAACAAGCTTCTGACTACTTACGTTATCCCTTACCTTGGTGGCGACATTACTCGCACAACTGGTGGAAAGTCTAAGATTGTGGCTAAGGAAAGCTTGCTACTTGACGGTCGAGTTCACACAGATTTTGTTCAGTATGGAACAGAGACAGGTCGATTCTCGTCTCGTAACCCAAATCTTCAGAACGTACCAGCCCCTCACACCTCTAACGGTAAGGCTATCCGCAATCTGTTTATCCCACCGGAAGATCACTCTATGATTGTGGCTGACTACTCTCAGATTGAGCCTCGCATCATTGCCTCATTCTCTCAGGACCGTATTATGCGTAGTTCCTACCTTGAGGGTGGAGATATCTACACAACTGTAGGTGACACTATGGGCGTAGACCGTAAGGCTGGAAAGGTTCTAGTACTGGCTATGGCTTACGGTGTAGGACCTGAAAAGATTGCTGAACAGATTGGATGTTCTGCAAAAGAGGCGCAAGACCTCTTAACTGCTTTTGCTCGTAAGTTTGCATCTATTGATAGGTATCGCAAGACAGTTATTGCCGAGAGCCGTAACCGGACTCCAATTCCTTACGCAACTACTATCTTGAAGCGTCGCCGTTATTTGCCCGATCTTAGGGCTAAAGAGATGTGGCAACGGTCTCGTGCTGAGCGTCAAGCGTTCAACACAGTTATTCAAGGATCAGCAGCAGATCTTATCAAGGTAGCAATGGTTCGGGCTCACCACATGGTGCCAGACCAAGCAAAACTGATTTTGACTGTTCACGATGAATTGGTTACAATTGCTCCTAAGGAGCTAGCAGAAGAAACTGCAAATTCTATACGAAATGCTATGGAAGGCATCCACGTATTAAGTGTTCCATTATTGGCCGATGTAAAAATAGTAGATAGGTGGGGTGACGCAAAGTGAGTATCTTTAGACGTCGTTCAAAGAAAAAGGTAACGTTAGTTCACTTACCTCCAACAACATTAATTAGAAATATTATTTATGATTCTGGAGTAGACAGTCCAGAGACTATTGCAGCCGCTATGGGACTAAACCCATTGTCTGAAGAAGTATCGGAGATGGAAATTTCCGCAAGCTTTGATCGTTTAGAAAAGATTAAAGAATTACTTCCTATTCTTGAAGCTCATGCTACTATCTGCGCAGAAATAAATGCTAAAGCATTTTCTATTACTGAGGTAAAGTCTGCATACATTGAGCATGATGGTGAAGAAGAAGATAGTGATGCTGACATGACCGCTGAGGTTTTATACCACCTGTTTAAGAACGTAGCTATTTCAACTGCAGTCTCATGTCTGACGTCCCTTGTATCATTTAATCTAATTAAAAATGAAACTAAAGAAGTTCATAAAATTAAGTAAGGATGGCTAAATATGTCTAACGATTGGTGGAGCAAGAAGCTAGGTAATGAACCTCAACCTAGAGTATTCCAAGATCCTCGTATTCCAAATGTGCGTAGCGTACCTGAGGGTACTATAACTCGCTCTCCTATGGAGTACGACAATGTGGAAGATACTCAAGGTAGGCAACCCGCCTCAACTAACCACAGCTCTAGGTGCCCAGGATGTAATTCTAATAATTACTTCTCAACCCCTGAAGCTGGCTCACAACGCATGAGGTGCTACGACTGTGGCTACCCTCTTGTACAATCAGGTAGCGGTGGTGGAATGCCTTCAACAAGCTCAGGCCCTTCAACGCCTGCAAAACAAGTAAGTAACGGATCCGGTTTTAGCTGGACTATTGGGGAGAAAATGTAATGAACGCAGAACTTTTAAAGGTTGTAGCCCAACTAAATAAGAAGATGGGTGAAAATACCGTAGTACTTGCTAGTACCGCTCAGTCAGTACAGCGGATTACTACAGGGTCTTTGACTCTTGATGTAATACTTGGAGGTGGCTGGCCAATAAATCAATGGACTGAAATTATTGGAGAAGCCTCACATGGCAAGACTGCTATTGCTCTAAAGACCGTGGCAGCTAACCAAGCACTTGACCCTAACTTTGTAACCGTATGGGTTGCCGCAGAGCCTTTTGACGTTGAGTACGCTAAAGCATGTGGTATTGATACAGATAGGGTTTTGCTTGTTGAAACCAACATTATGGAGGAAGCGTATGAGGCCGCTATTTCTTTTTGCGAATCTAAATCTATTGACCTTTTGGTTATCGATTCGTTACCTGCCCTAGTGCCTAGTAGCGAAGACGAGAAGCATATGGATGAAGCTACGGTAGGCCGTGGCGCTCTAATGACCAACAAGTTCTTCCGTAAGGTCGGCAAGGCTACCAAGCGTGCACTTAATGGTGAAGAGCGTGGAGTAACCTGCCTAATCATCAATCAGTTCCGTATGAAGATCGGCGTAATGCACGGTGACCCACGTACTACTCCAGGAGGTCTAGGTAAAGACTACGCCATGGCTATTCGCTGTGAAGTACGTCGTGATGACTGGTTAGAGGTAGGTACTGGCGAAGCTAAGCGTCGTCTAGGACAGACCATTAAGGTTCGTACTATTAAGAATAAGACATTTCCGCCCCAGCAGACTGCTCACCTAGACTTTTGGTTTGCAAATGGTGGCCCTATCTCTGCAGGTCAGTATGACACTGGCAAAGAGATAGTTGCACTTTCAATTATTAATGGGATTGTAGAACGCCGTGGTGGTTGGTTCTACTACGATGGTCGTAAGTGGCAGGGTGCTCAGTCCCTACTAGAATCTATTCGGGAAGAGATTGAACTTAGGGAAGAACTAACTAAAGCAGTTATGGATACCCTAAAAGCCTCTCCACTTATCAAGATAGAAGAGGAAGAATAATGAGTATAGATGGTTTCGTAAAGACCCTTAACGATGAAGTATCTGTCCTAAGCATAGCTACGGCGCGTATTCGTGCGCTTCATAGGGAAATGACCCACATCTACGGCAAGGTTGCATGTACCGAATGCGGTCAAGCTTGGCCATGCAACACTACTAAAGCATTAAATGGTGACCCAGAGTGAAGTGGTCTGAAGTAGACAATAGTCTTGAGTATGCACTAGAGGCTGAACGTATGCATGAACTACACAAACCAATTCCACATCCCTACCAAGACGACGTTCAGCTTTGCTCTCATTGTGGGAACGAAGTAGACGGTTCTTGGACCTACCCTTGTCCAACTATCAAAACGCTAGACGGTGAGAAGAAATGAAAGTAGCTTTAGTCGTGGTACTGCTGTGGTACTGGGTAGCAAATAGGTATTGGAAGCGTTAATGAAGAGCGAAGGACAAAAGCAATCCCTAAAGCATGAAAAGCGTTTAGAGAAAGCTCTAGGAGGCCAGCGCTCTGCTGCTTCAGGAGCCTTTTGGTCTCGTAAAGGAGACGTAAGGGCAGACGAACTATTGATAGAGCATAAGTGGACAGGCAAGAAGTCATTCTCTTTGAAGTCTGACGTTTTGCGTAAGATCACTTTAGAAGCTATCCTTGAAGGGCGAACTCCTGTACTAGGAGTACATTTAGACGGGGAAAACTACGTATTACTTCTTGAGGATGATTTCATCGAACTTAGAGATAAAGTACGGAGCGAACCCGAATGTCAATGCACGAAGACGATTCCCCCTGGGCCTGGAGATACAGCGCCAAGTGCAGAGGAGTAGATACTGAAATCTTTTTCCCGCCAAGGGATAAAGAAAAGTATGCAAACATTGCTGATAGAGCAAAAGCAGTGTGTAACGGTAAGGATGGATTACCTCCATGCCCCGTTAAGAAAGAATGTCTGATATATGCAATAGAATCAGACGAACAGCACGGAATTTGGGGTGGGTTGTCCCATCGTGAAAGAAATGCTATGGTACGTAAATATACAAAAGCCGATAAATCCTTGGAAGAATGGTTGGAATAAAATGTCACCTAAGCCACAAACGATTAACAATAAAGACTTGAAAGCATTCCTTGCAGCTAATAAGCGTGTAACACGCCTAACTGGCCAGCTAGAGCGTTACTTACTAGCTAGGGAGCCTGAACCAAGGCGTCAGGATATTTTGCATCCAAGTGATTTAATTAAACCGGAGTGGTGCGCACTGCATGCTTATCATGCTTTGCAAGGTAACTATGTATCTACCTCAGATAAGCCAACCTTGCGCCTTCAGTCCATCTTTGATGAGGGCCACACTATCCACCATAAGTGGCAGTCCTGGATCAAGGGCATGGGCAATCTTTATGGCGTATGGGAATGCGTTTACTGCAACGAGACTTTTTACGCTACCTCGCCAGAGGCTTGCACTTCTTGTGGAGAAAACAGCCTGTCCTATAACGAAGTTCCCCTAGTATCTGACAAGTACAAGATTGCTGGGCACTCTGACGGTTGGGTCAAGGGACTAGGTGAAGACTACCTAATTGAAATCAAGTCTATTGGCGCAGGAACCCTACGCTTTGAAGCCCCAAGCTTGCTAGCATCTGCTGGTGGGGATCTAGAGACCGCTTGGAAGGCTATTCGCCAGCCATTTAGGACGCATATACTTCAGGGCCAGATGTACTTGCATCTTTGTCATTTGCAGGAGCAAGAGGGTTTAATTAAATCTGCGCCAAAGTCCATTGTCTTTATCTATGAACTAAAGTCTAACCAAGACTACAAAGAGTTCGAAGTCATGTACGATCCAGAATACATAAACGATATTTTTGAAAATGCAATGGATGTAGCTTGGGCAGTTGACAACAATGTACCTCCTGCCTGTAGTATTAACCCAGTAAAGGGATGCTCACGTTGCGCATCATTTAGGGAGGATAGTTAATGGAGCATCATGAAGAAACTTGGTGGGACATTTTTACGGATGTTAATCACATCATGGCTGAATTGGGTTGGACTCTTGTCCAAGATGTAATCATCATCGGCTTGCTATACAATGTCGTGTTCAAACGCATTATCGTACCAAAGCTTAAGCACCAATTACATCAAGAGATAGACAAAGAGCATGGCATTAGCCATGAGGAGGAGAGTAACTAATGGGACAAAGCACACAGGCAATGAAGATCTTCGAAGAAAATGGGTTTTACTTTCCAAACAAGCCCGCGTACGAAATTCCAAACCTACCTAGGGACATTACAGATCTAGGTGATGAAGCTCTTATGGAGCTATTTGTATGTCTAACTAGTTGGAGTGACTATCTGTCTTCACAGTTTGCCATAGCCGCTATTGATGAGCGTGAGGCCGGACGTACTGTATCGGTTCTAGAAGCCAAAGCAATGATTGCAAACTGGAAGGGCGGTAGTGGAGATAGAGTAGCTATTGCAAAAGCTAACATTGCTCTTGATCCAGGAGTAGCTACTGCTAACGAAGACCTAGAAGCAAAGCATGCGTACCGCAAGCTAATTGAAACTCTTGTACAAAATGTAGATAGAGACTCAGCACTAGTATCTCGCGAGCTAACTCGTCGTACTTCAGACAGCGGTGTAAAGTCTCGTGCACGGAGGTACGCGTCATAATGTCTCCACTAAAGAAAGATGCTTGGGGAATTTTAAAAACTTATTACCCAAAGACAAGCAATGCCCTTAATCGCTTAGGTCAACTAATAAAGTTAGTAAACCCCGAGGTAGAAGAAACTACTCAGCTTCAAGATTCAATTATTAAACTATCTGAGTCAGAGGCTTTTTTAAAAAATATAACTAACGTTGTACAAGACTACGTAGACCCCGAGGAAGCTGGAGAAGACCTGTCAGAAATTGTAAAGACTATAGCTTCTTCAATACTTAGCGAAGTAGCTGCGTCTAAAGAGCTTGTTCAAGCTTTAGATGCAATTTTACTTGCTATCAGGGATATACCACAAGACATTATGGAAGCTTTCTATGGGTTAGAGTACAACTCTAACTTCCCACATAAAGAACCTCAATGGACCCCAGATCCTCATAAGAACCCGTACTCCATCCCTAAAACTACTTCCTTTGGTACTTCTTCTCATGTTTCTTACACAGTAACTCATACAAATAAAACTAAGTATGTAGGTAATACCCAACCTCCAAAGAAAGTGCCTTCCAAGAAGCCTAGTAATGACAAGGATGTTTATTAATGATTATTGGAGTATCAGGCTACGCACAGTCAGGTAAAGATGAAATAGCTAAACTTGCTGCTGAGTATGGATTTGAGCGTGCAGCTTTTGCAGATACTTTGCGCGAAGCAGTACTGGCTCTAAATCCTATGATTGGCGTAGGAGTTCGGGCTAAAGATCTTGTAATGCTAATGGGTTGGGAAAAAGCTAAGCGTATGAGCGCAGAGTTACGTATGCTTTTACAGCGCATGGGTACCGAAGCTGGTCGTGAAATTTTTGGGGAAAACATTTGGGTAGATAGGGCTCTAGGGGGGCTAGATCCTGCTAAGAATTACATCATTACCGATGTACGTTACAAGAATGAAGCAGATGCTATTCGTGACTTAGGTGGTCAAATCTGGCGCGTAAAGCGTCCAGGCACCGGCCCAGTCAACAAGCACAAGTCTGAGGTAGACCTAGATGATTACCTCTTTGATTTTACAATTAAAAATGATGGTGACCTTGAAAATCTCAAGCACCTAGTAGACAAGATGATGTTGGTAGTAGCATGAGTGAAACAGAATCACGGCAAGAAATACTAGCCAAGATGATACGAGAAGCTGAAGAGGCTGGATTGTATGAAGCCGAGGCTGAGTTGTACGGTATTCGGACTATTGAAGTTGGTGAAGTGAACTGGAACGCAACTGCTATTCAGTACATGAAGCTAAACAAGCAGAGGGCAGAAGCCATCAAGCGTGTGCGCGATATACATAAGCCAGTTGAGTACCACGGGCAAGTGTTTTGTGCCGTATGCAGTTACGATGGAATACCAGAAAGCCTTGCGTACCCATGCCCAACAATCAAAGCATTAGACGGTGAGCAGGATGAGTCTTAAAGTTTTTGGGATACCAAACCTCAAAGGCCCAGTATGGGTTGGGGTTGATCAGTCATACTCAGGGTTTGCCATTACTGCTATAGACAAAGATGGAAACTACTACACGGAGGTAAAAAAGATTGAAGGAGATGGCGTTGAGCGTTTGCATAAATCTCGTGCATTTCTACTTGGGTTTCTTAGTAGGTACATGGTTGATGCGATCGCTATTGAAGGGTACGCGTTTGGGAGCCAAATGGCAAACATGGCAGGAGAACTCGGAGGAATGATTAGGCTAGCTCTGTTTGATACCTATAGGTTTGATAATCAAGCAGCAGCTCTTCCTCTAGTTGTCCCACCTACTAGCCTGAAGAAGTACATAGCAGGTAAGGGCACAGGTATTAAGAAGAATCAAATTTTACTAGCTGTGTACAAAAAGTGGAACGTAGAGTTCAATGATGATAATGCCGCAGACTCTTACGGGCTAGCTCGCATAGTTCGTAACCAGCATGACTTTGAGTATGAAAAAGAAGTTTACGACAAGTTAACAGCTAAATAATGGTAAGGTTTTCTTGAGGGCGCTCTATAAATCGAAAACTAAGGAACAATAATCGTGAGCGAACAAGAAGACGACAAATATCTACGGGTAAGTGCTGGGTCAAATGCTCAGTCCGTAGGTTCTGCAATAGCCTATGCGCTATATGAGAACCCCACTGTAAAGATCAGAGCGGTAGGCGCATCAGCAGTCAATCAGGCT